GGGTACGCCGTCGCCGGGGGGTGGCGTGATGGCATCGTTCACCATCTACAGGGGCGACGGTTGGATCGTTAATCAGGATCCGGACCAAAGTGGCAATTTCATCTTGGTGCGGTTCTACCGCGACAACGGCCAGCGCAAACTGCTCGATAGGGTTGCTAGGTGGGATCCTGACGCGCAAGTCTGGGACCCCAGGCGCTGGGTGCCAAGGTCGCCGAAGGTGCCGTTATGGCTTATCACCTGGGTCGTGGCCTACATGCGAGGGCAAGCAGCATGACCCCCCTCGACTGGGACAACATCGCCGACTGCGCCATGCGTCGCTGGCGGCAACCGTGGAGCCCCAGCAGCCGCTACGGCGACTATGAGTCGTGGCGGGCAGCGCTGGACCTGGCCGCCCTCCAGCAGCGGCGCAGGTGAACGTCCGCATTCGTGACCTGCTGGCCATCCGTCGGCAGGTCACCGATCAAGTCCTGCTCGACTACCTGACCCTTGTGATCCTGACGCCTGAGCCCGGCGTCGTGACAACCGAGCAGTTACGCGAATGCTGGGGCTGCCATCAGTCCAACGTCAGCCGCAGGATGCAGGCCCTCGCCGCCTCTGGCCTGGCCTCCGTCTCGCGTGGCCATGGCTTCTATCAAGTGCATGGCATCCTGTCACTTGACGACTGGGCCGACTCGGCAACCTAGCGCATGGCCACCTACCTCCCACCTCGCGGCACGATCGCCGGGGCAACCACGATCACGCAGGGCACGAATCAGCTCAACGTTGAGCAGCCGTGCATCGCATGGCAGCAGATGGAGCCCCGATGGCGGTTGCCTGAAACCCTCGTCGGTGGCACCCTCGCCATTCGCGCCACTGGTATCGAGTACCTGCCAGTAGAGGAGAAGGAATCAGCCGACGCATACCAGCGGCGTCTATCGCTGTCCGTCCTGCCGCCGTTTTACGACGGGATGGAGCAGCGCCTGGCGGCCATGCTGGTGCGGAAGCAAGTCCGGCTCGACAATACGCCGGAGATCATGCTGGCGCATCTCTACGACTGCGACAGCCAAGGCAATGACCTGCAGGTCTTCGCTGGGATCCTCTCCACCTTGATGCTCCGCTACGGCCACGTTGGGGTGTTGGTGGACTACCCGACCGATGAGGTTGACCTAGACACTCCAGGGGCACAGCCGGCACCCGCTGGTGAGCGTCGGCCCTACTGGGTCGCTTACAGCCCCCGGGACATCATCGGTTGGCGCCATGAGACCATCGGCGGCACGCAACGGCTCACGCAGCTCCGGCTGTTTGAGCGCCTGACGGTGCCTTATGGCGATTTCGGAGAGGAGATCGTCGATCAGGTCCGAGTGCTGGAGCCAGGCCGGTGGCGGGTGTACCGGAAGCAATCGAGCAAGGCGCGATCGTTTGATCTGGTCGCTGAGGGCACCACGACGCTGGACGAGATTCCATTTTCGGTAGGTTATGCCAAGCGGACGGGCCTGTTTCAGTCGAGACCACCGCTGGAGGAAATCGCATGGCTCAACCTGCAGGCATACCAGCGCAACAGTGACCTGGCCAACCAGCTGCACCTAGCGGCAGTACCGCGCCTTGTGGGCTATGGCGTGCCGGCATCAGTGGAGGAGATCGAGGGCGGCCCGGAATCGGCCACGGTGCTGCCCGTTGATGCACGGCTGGAGTTCGTCGAGCCTGCCGGCAACAGCTACCAGTACCAGTTCAAGCACCTGGAGGAAATCGAGCGGCAGATCAACCAGCTCGGGGTCGCCGCGATCCTTGGCCAGCAGGGCTTCCAGGAATCAGGCGTGGCCAAGGCGATCGACCGCAGCCAAGGGGATGCGCCACTGATGCGCGTGGCGCAGTCGCTACAGGACCTGATCGACAACAGCCTCCGCCTCCATGGGCTCTACCTGAGCCAGGACGGCGGCAGCTGCATGGTGGACCGCGACTTCGTGTCGGCCCGCCTGTCATCGGCTGATGTGGCGGAACTGTTCAAGCTGGAGCAGGCCGGCAAGATCACTCAGGAAACGCTGCTGGTCAATCTTGCTGCCGGCAATGTGTTCGTTGATGATTTCGACGTTGCCAAGGAACTGGAGGCCACGAGTCAGCTGCAGGCATCGGCGCTGGATCGGATAGCGGGTAACCTTGGACAGCCTGCAGCTGGATGAGAATGGCAGCGAAGAAACCGAAGGCCCCGGCGAAGAAGATGACACCCAAGAAGCCGAAGGCGCCTTACTTCCCCACCTCATCCATTGCTGGGAAGTCGGCGAAGCGATCGGCCAAACCGTGTTGAGGGTGGAAAACTAGGGCATTCGTGGAGTGTGTGATGGCCAAGAAGCCGAGCAAGGCCCAGCAGAAGGTCACCAAGGTGATGCGTGAGTTCAAGGCTGGCACGCTCCGGTCTGGCGGCACGGGCAAGGCTAACCCGAAAGTTACGAGCCGTAAACAGGCCATTGCCATTGCCCTGTCGGAGGCCGGCAAGACCCGGAAGCCAAAGGGCAAGGGCCGCAAATGAGCATCGAGTACCGAGGCGAGACGTTTGAGGGCTACAACAAGCCCAAGCGGACGCCGAACCACCCGACCAAGAGCCACGTGGTGTTGGCCAAGGAGGGCAGCACCGTGAAGCTGATCCGGTTCGGGCAGCAAGGTGTCAGCGGCAGCCCGCCACGGGAAGGGGAGAGCAAGGCAGCCAAGGCCCGACGGGCAGCATTCAAGGCCCGCCATGCCAAGAACATCGCCAAGGGCAAGCTCAGCGCCGCGTGGTGGGCAGACCGCGAAAAATGGTGACCTAGACTATCGGCGGTGGATTCATTGGTGAACCGACCCCCGGAGCTGGTAACTCTGGGGGTTTTTTGTCGGGCAAGCTAGGCCGTCCCTGGCCTGCGGCCTCATCCATGTCTGACGAAACCACCGCGTCACAGCCTGCGGCTGATGATGCGAACCTGCAAGACTCCATCGCCAAGCTGACCGAGAAAAATCGAGAGCTGATCGGTGAGCTACGGCAAGCCAAGCGCAAGGCCGATGCCGTCCCCGATGGCGTCGATGTGCAAGAGCTGATCCGGTTCCGGCAGGAACACGAGCAGCAGAAGCTTGAATCTGCCGGCCAATACGAGGAGGCCAAACGGCAGCTGCAGGAGCAGTATGACCGCGACACGGCAGCCCTCAAGGCTGAGGCGGAACGGCTCCAGGCCCGGGTCAGGGAACTGGAGCTGGTGTCGCCTGCGGTGTCGGCACTGTCCGAACTGGTGCACGACCCCGACGCCGTCCTGAAGCTCAAACTGCCGGCGGATCGCATTGAGCGCGATCCCGATGGATCCGTCGTCGTCGTCGATGGCCTCCAGCGGACCCCAGTGAAGGACTGGGCTCAGGCCAACCTTCCGGCATGGATGCTCAAGGCCCCAGCCCCTCGCGGCAGTGGCGCCCCGGTCGGTGGTGGCGGCAGCGCACCCGCTGGAGTCCCGGCCGGGATGGTGAACCCGTTCGTCAGGGAAACATTCAGCCTCACTGAGCAAGGTCGACTGTTCCGCACCAATCGGGCGCTCTACGATCAGTTGAAATCTGCAGCGACACGGTAACCTATCGCTAAAGGGTGAGCCTGCGGCTGCCCATCTTGGCCTGCGGCCGCATGTTCCTTTTGCCCTATCGCAATGGCAACCCTTCGATCTGACATCATCATCCCGGAGATTTTCACTCCGTACATCGAGGAAGCCGTCACCATCCGGTCGGACTTCCTGAACTCTGGTATCGCCCAAGCGGCCGAGGCCCTGAACGTCACTGAGGGCGGCGACTATGTCACCGTGCCCAGCTGGGACGCTGACCTGTCGGGTGATGCTGAGCGCCTGACCGATACCACCAGCATGACGCCGTCGAAAATCGGCGCCGACAAGCAGGTCGCTCCGGTCATGCACCGCGGGCGGGCGTGGGAGGTGCGTGAGCTGGCCAAACTGGCCGCTGGCGCTGATCCCATGGCGGCCATCGGCAACAAGGTCGCGCAGTACATCACCTACCAGCAGCAGAAAGACCTGCTGGCCATCCTTGAAGGCAACTTCGGGGCACTGACCAGCAACTCCGGCGCGGCACTGGCTGATCTCACCTTCGACACCAGCGGCACCCGGACGCCCCTGTCCCCCCGTCACGTCGCGCAGGCTCGTGCTCTGCTCGGCGATCAAGGCGACAAGCTGACCGCCGTGTGCGTCCACAGCAAGACGTACTACGACCTGGTTGAGCGTCGTGCAATCGACTATGTGTCGGCCGCTGAGGCTCGGATCACTGCCGCGACCAGTAATGCTGCCAACCCGGCGGCGTTCGCTGGTTCGGTGGCGGCTGCATTCGCGGCCGACTATCAGGTGCCGTTCTACATGGGCCTGCGGGTGATCGTCTCTGATGACGTGACCGTTAGCGGTTCCGATCAGGCGGTGTACTTCTTTGCCCCCGGTGCCGTCGGTACTGGTCTCCAGCAGGGAATCAACACCGAAACCGACCGCGACATCCTGGCGCAGTCCGATGCGATGGCCGTCACCTGGCACAACGTGTTCCACGTGATGGGCACCCGTTACAAGACCGCGACCGGTGGTGTCAACCCGACCCGCACCACACTGGCGACCGCGACCAACTGGGAGCGGGTTTATGAGATCAAAAACATCGGCGTCGTTCGCGGCACCGTTGACCCCAACTTCTGATGAGGTGACCCATGGCCCAACCTTCTGAGTTCGAGCAGGCAGTCCAGAACTACTGGACCGTGACCCTGTCGCAGGCCAGCAGCATTGCTGACCAGCTGTTCTACATTGCACCAGAGCCCCTTGAGGTTCTGGAGATCCATGAGGTGCACGGCACCGCCGGGACCGACGGTTCTGCCGTCAGTGCCACGATCCGTAAGTGCACCGGCACTCAGGCCCTGACGGCTGGGACCGATCTGATCGGTACCACCAAGATCGACCTGAAGGGCACCGCCAACACGCTCCAGTCGCCGACGCTGACCAGCACCGCTGCTGATCTGCAGATGACGACCGGTGATCGTCTGGCGTTCGACGTGACCGGCACCACAACGGCCCTGGCCAACATGGTGGTGACGGTCCTGGTGCGTCGGATCTGATGGGCCTGTTCGCGTGGCGACGGCTGCGGGAACGTGAGGCCCTGGAGGCTGCTCAGGCAGCTTCTGGGGCCTTGCCCATTGCAGAGCCTGTCGAGGAGGCACCACGGCCTCGGCTACGGAAGGTGCGCGGCAAGCTAGGCCAACGGGCAGTTGAGGTCGAGCATGGTCATCAGTAGGGGCTTCGGGGATTCGGCGGGCACGATGACGGGCGGCGGGGACGGGGCCCGTGGTGGCGCCCGCA